ATTATAGACTTGATGATATTGAAGAAGTTGGAAAGCCAGAAATGTGGATTAAGGCTAATCCAAACCTTGGAAAGACTGTCACATATGAGGCCTATCAATTGGATGTGGAAAGAGCAGAAAAAGCACCAGCAACAAGGAATGATATTCTTGCAAAAAGATTTGGAATTCCAATGGAAGGCTATACCTATTTCTTTACTTATGAAGAAACACTTCCACATAGGAGAAGAGATTTTTGGTCTATGCCTTGCGCTCTTGGCGCAGACTTATCGCAGGGCGACGATTTCTGTGCATTTACATTTCTATTTCCGCTTCCTAGAGGAGAGTTTGGCGTTAAAACGCGTTGCTATATTTCTAGTTTAACATTAATGAAATTACCTGGCGCCATGAGAATGAAATATGACGAATTCATAGATGAGGGGTCGTTAATGGTTCTTGATGGGGCAGTATTAGACATGATGGATGTGTATGATGATCTTGATAGATTAATCGAAGAATCTCAGTATGATGTTCGCTGCTTTGGTTTTGATCCGTATAACGCAAGAGAATTTGTAGAGCGATGGGAAAAAGAGAATGGCCCATATGGTATTGAAAAAGTAATACAGGGCGCAAAAACCGAATCTGTTCCTCTTGGCGAAATGAAAAAGTTAAGCGAAGAGCGGATGTTCATATTCGACCAAGAATTATTCTCATTTACTATGGGAAATTGTGTTACTATGGAAGACACAAACGGCAATAGAAAACTCTTGAAAAAGAGGTATGCTGAAAAGATAGACTCTGTTGCAGCATTATTAGATGCATATGTGGCCTACAAATTAAATAAAGAAGCTTTTGAATAATTTAATGGAGGAATAATGAATAAGATAATTAAAACAGTAAAAAAAGAAGACAAATCATTTGATAGTTCTGCATTGCGAAGGGCAAATGCAAATATTGAGGTATATTCCCCAGAAGAACTTGCGCATTTTGGTGTTATAGGAATGAAGTGGGGAGTTAGAAAAGATCGTGATTCTGGTGGATTGCGTTCTGCCCATCAAAAAAATCTTGATAATAAAAGGGCAGCGGCAATTGAAAAAGGCACTACTGGTTTTCGTTCTGCTCATCAAAAAGCCTTAGATGAGAAATTTGTAGAAAGAGTAAAGAAACAAAACGAAAAAGATGAAGAAAAAAGCATAAATAAAGCAACGAAGAAGGCGATGTCTCTGGCTAATAAAGAATATTTAAAGGTATATAACGCAATGGCCTATGACTCTTCTAAGTTTTATTCTGAGATTAATAATAAGAAAGAGTATAAGGGAAAAAATAATTTATTTACTAATAAAAAATATTTAGATGAATGCGCAGCGGCCGCTACAAAATCATTGCAACAGCATAGTGATAGAATTCTTGGTAATAAAGTAGATTCTCGTGTTGCCGTTAAATGGCATTTTCCAGACGGGCTCGATGGTTTTCCTAGTTTTTATATTGAACGGGTTGGCTCCGAAATAAAACATTCGGAAGATATTTCAGATGATAGAATTGAACTTTTAGTTAAGTTTAATGGCCTTGGACAAATAGAAAAAATTTCATTGCCCGAAGGATCTGAAGATGAGTTCACAACAGAGTAGTAACTCTAATGATTTTTTAGAACATTATGGCGTTCTGGGTATGAAATGGGGTGTCAGAAATGATAAAGATTCTGGTATTAGTAAGGGGACTCAAAGACTTGTTAAAAAAGATGCAAAAAGATATGCAGATGCTAAAATGTTTTATGGAAAAGGTGCCGGAACTAGGCGAAAATTATTAAAAGCAGAACTTGATAAAAAGAAAAGAACCATCCCAGGATATGAAAAATTATTTGATAATGAGATTAAAAATGTTGATTATGCTAAATCTGCCAATAAAGCAAAAGTAGAAAGAACATATAAGGATACAACATATAGAGCTCGAGTTACTATAAAACAATTTTTAGGAGTTACTGGGCCTTTAACTGTTGCTGCAGGTTCTGCTTTATATTTTGCGAATAAAGACGCAGTTGATAATTTTGTAATAAATCAGTTTAAAAAAACAGTTGGAGCAATAATGCATAGACCCTAAAGAGAGGAATTATATGAATAAATTGGTAAAGAGTATGAATATACCAGAATCATTTCTTGATATTCAAGATGAGGAAGTAGCATCTGTTAACATGCCCGATGAAGGTGATGAAGATGAAGACGAAGGATAACCCAGAAGAACTTGTTGATAAAACTCTTACTCATTTCGGTGTTATCGGTATGAAATGGGGAGTTAGAAAAGGACCCTCTGCAGATACAAAAGTTCGAAGAGGTCGTGCAAAAATGCACAAAAACCGAAGAACCATGTCCGATTCTGATATAAAGCGAGCAGTTAATAGAATGCAGATGGAAAAGAAGCTTAAAACTTTGGTAGAAGAAGATATTACCCCTGGAAGGCTTGCTGCTAAGGAGTTCTTATCAAAAACCGGAGCCGCTTTTGTTGGCGCTGCGGCAGGAGCTGCTGGTGCTGCATTAGTAAAATCATATTTGGCTAAGAAAGGACTTGGAGGTTAAAAAATGAAATAATGAATAAAACTATTATACATTTCGGTATTCGAGGCCAAAGATGGGGTGTACGAAGATATCAGAACCCAGATGGATCTTTGACTCCACGTGGCGCCGCTCGTCTTGAGGCAAAAGATGAGAAATGGGTTAGGACAAAAGGGGAAAAAATTAAGGAAAAAGCCCAAAACGCCATTAAAAAAGATATTCAAAAATTTGTTAAAAAAGAACTTAATCCTCAATTCAAGTCGAATGGGAAACTCTCTTCTGAATCAATTCTCCGATATAATAATAAATTAGCAGAACTTATGAATAATAAAATCGGCGACGTTCCAACTCCATCTGGAAAAGTTTTGCGATTCGTAGCAAAGCGCGGAGAAGTCGGTGTTCACACAGCTTATGCAGATGCTGGCTATGATTTATCCAAGTTAAACAAAGGAGTATTTTCTAGTGGAAAAGTAGGATATAAGAATGAAAATCTAATGGATAAAGGAGGATAAGTTATGGGTGAAACACTAGGATCGCGCTTTAAGAGCGCCTGGAATGCTTTTCGAAAGCAAGATGGATACGAAGACACATATACATATCGAGATCTCGGTTATTCTTCTTCGGTAAACCCAACGATGCCTCGTTTATCAAGAGGCAGCGAGCGGACAATCGTAACAGCAATCTATAATAGAATAGCGATGGATGTATCTGCATTCGATATTAATCATGTTCGCATTGATGATAGTAATAGATTTTTGGAAACGATTAATAGTGGAATGCAAAATTGTTTAACTGTCGAGGCCAATAAAGATCAGACAGGAAGAGCATTTATTCATGATGCTGTGTTGAGTATGTTTGATGAGGGTGTTGTTGCACTTGTACCAGTAGACACAACAATATCGCCATTAGTAACTGGGTCATATGATATTCTGAGTATTAGAACAGGAAAAATTTTAGACTGGTATGCAAATTCCGTTCGTGTTGAAGTATACAATGATAACACTGGCCGCAAAGAACCACTTCTTATGCCGAAGTCACTTATCGGAATAGTTGAAAATCCACTATATGCAATAATGAACGAGCCGAATAGCACATTACGCAGGCTTATCAGAAAACTGGCGCTTCTTGATGCAATTGATGAACAAAGTAGTAGTGGAAAACTTGATCTAATTATCCAATTGCCATATTTAATAAAAACTGAAGCTCGCCAAAAGCAGGCCGAAGAAAGGCGAAAAGCAATTGAGCAGCAATTAAGTGGTAGCAAATACGGCATTGCTTATACGGATGGTACCGAACATATTACTCAATTAAATAGGCCTTCTGAGAATAATTTATTAGCTCAGGTCACATATTTGACTAATATGTTGTATAGCCAACTAGGGATTTCAGAAGAAGTTTTTACTGGGAAAGCAGATGGCGCGGTAATGCTAAATTATTATAATAGAACTGTCGAGCCCATTGTTACTTCGATTATAGAAGAAATGCGTAGAAAGTTTTTGACAAAAACAGCAAGAACTCAAGGGCAAACAATAATGGGTTTCAAAGATGTTCTTAAATTGGTTCCGGCAACAGAAATGGCAGAATTAGCAGATAGCTTTACACGTAATGAAATTCTTACTTCAAATGAGATTCGTGGAGTCTTAGGGTTTAAACCTTCAGTTGCTCCACAAGCAGATGAATTAAGAAATAAAAATATGCCTGTTGAATCACAGCCAGTTCCAAAACCAACGGAAGTTGAGCCAAATAGCAATGTATAAAAATATAGTAAAGGAGTTATATGACTAATAAAAACAAGTATGATTTTAGTGGATATGCCACTAAAGTAGGCTTGAAATGCAGCGATGGAAGAACTATTCTCCAAGATGCATTTCAGGATAGTGATGGAAAAACAGTACCATTAGTATGGCAGCATCTTCATAATGATCCAGGGAATATTCTTGGTCATGCGGTGCTTGAAAATCGAAAAGATGGTGTCTATGCCTACTGTTCGTTGAATGGTTCTGCTGCTGCAGTCGATGCAAAAGAGGCGATTAAACATGGTGACATTACCGCGCTTTCAATTTATGCGAACTCGTTGATTGAAAAAGGCAAGAATGTTATTCATGGCGCTATTCGTGAAGTAAGTCTAGTTATTGCTGGGGCAAACCCAGAGGCATATATTGACAATTTAGCTTTCGAACATG